CATGTGTTCTTCTCTGTCTTTCATCTATTTACCCTTGTGTAATTTCTTTAAGGTTTCAGCTAAGACCGCACGCTTGCGGAGCTTAGGACTTTTGGAATGTTCAGCCTTCTTAAGCTTCTTTGCGGGGATCTTCTTTCCCTCTGGAACATCCAATTCCTTATGAAGAGCGCCTTTTTTCATGTGCATCTCTTGAATCCATTTCTTCGCCATTAAACGGCCCTTCCTTTATGCAGTGGATATTGTTTGCGGCTCTCTTTGGCCTTTTGATTGAAATCGCCTGTATCAGCCGCTGGTTCGCCGTAGGAATAGCCATAGGGACGCTCTTGGGCCTGTACGCGGGAATCTAGCTCTCTGGAGTAAGAATCTTCGGGTACCTTATGCCAGTAGTCATCGTCTGGATGTCTAGCGGATACGGGGAATCGGTTTCTTTCTGACATTAGCAACCTCGTTTCTTTGGTAATTTGGGCCATTACTTGTAAATGGCACGCTTTTTACGTGTAAACTTTCTAATTCAAAGTTTACACGATAAATAAAATTTGTGCATGAAATAAAATTGAAACTAAAGATTAGGCCGATTTCTTCACTGGGGATTTAGGCTCTTTCTCGTCGTTCTTCCCCTCGATAGTCCTAATGAGATCGATCTTCCTTTGCAGGTTGTCGAGATCCATCGTATCGAGCTCTTTAAGCGCTTTGATGAGGTTAAGAGCGCCGGCGGTCCTCTCTTCCTCTGCCCTGGACATACGCTCCATATTAAGGGCTGCATCGAGGCCAACCTTATTAAGGCGCTCAGCTGCCAGAGCCCTATCAGATTCGGCTTTGGACTGGATTCCCTCAGTGACAGTAGCTTGGTTTTGCATCTGCATCTGCATCCACTGTTGCTGCGCTTGGGATTCTGCTTGGTTTTTCTGTTGGACGACGGCATGGAGGTCTTTTTTGCCGTGTAGATTTGAGTTCTCGATGATGAGCGCGTCTCCTTCTGGGGGAAGGATGCCCATCTGCTTGAGAGCCACTAGCTGTACGAATTGGCTCTGGCGCTGGGTATCGGTAAGAATGCCTTCTTCGACCACCACGTTATAGCGCCCAAATGATTTGGAATAGAACTCTGGCGTCGGGTCTTTCTTGGTGATTAACTTGATTTTCTCTGGCGTGTAGTTGTTTTGGATCAATTTAAGGCACTTTTCGCCTAGCAATTTCTGAGACTCCCAGATGCCATCAAAGATGTGCTGCATTGGAATCCAGCCGGCCATCTGACGTGATTTGGCCAGGATGCCAGCCGTCTCGATCTTCTCGTTTTCCGACATGCCGACGTTCTCTTGGCTTAGGCCTAAGATCTCGAACATATCTTTCTCGAACTCCGCTTCCAGCTGGAATTGCGATCCATCGATATTGGCTGAAGGGATGCGCTGAACGTCGGTCATTTGGGCCTCTGGCTTTAGCCAAATAACTTGCCCTTGACCCGATTTATACATCGATGAGGGATTCGTGACGCTGTTTGTCTTGGCGATCCATCCAGAATTGAGCTGGTTATCGATGATATCGACTTTCTTGGAGCGTCTCTTGTTGATTTCGGTCTGCGGATCGCGTAAGAAGCGTACTAAGGACTGGATTTTCCAGGTATAAAGATCATACGATGGCTCAAACACAGCAAAGTAAGGCACAAAGGGATAGTCATTAAGTCCGCCAGGATCTTTTCCATAATATAATAATTGTCCTTCAACAATGATGCCTAATTCAACGGATCGAACAGGCTTTTTAATTACTTCCAACTGCGGGAACATCTTTCTAAGGATGAATAAACGCTTGCGATCGCCGTCCCACTGCCGTGTTTCTCCAGTCTCCATATCGACGAGAACGCTTTTGGTTTCCCATTTGGTGCGCCAGTATTCATTATAGTTGAGAAGCTTCTGCATTCCCCATTGCCGGGCATAGGGCATGTAAGTAAATTTGTCGTCCCGGCTGCCCCAAGGTAAAGCTTCGATTTCGGCTTGTTTCTCTGGTAGTAGGGAAATTACCTCCGTACGGCTAAGGAATTTGCGCCGAGCAATGAATGAGCAATCAGATAGATCTTTCTTTGTAAGAAACGGATCAAGTATGACGGCGTTCCATTCGTCGAGATGGAACTTGATATCGCCTGAGACGGGATCGTCTCTGTAGTCCATCCATGGCGACACAAAAGCCATCCCCGTTGTAAGGGAGCCTTTGACCGCTTTCTTGACGATGTCGTGCCCAGAGCCATACTGCATGACGTATTGGAGAGCATCTGTTTGAATCTCGGCAGTGAGGTCAGATGAGTTCTCAATAGGCGCAACATTATACCCACGCATGGTATCGGAGTACCTGCCAAGCACAAGATTGATGAGCCTAAAGATTTTGTTGTAAGTAAACGATGAACGTCTTTGATTGTTAAGATAACTAAGCTCCTCGAGCGACCATTGGTTACCCAAGTAGTAGCTGAGATCTTTATAGGCTTCGGCATAGTATGTGTTCCAAAGTTGATACGCCCTTTCGTATGACTCGCCAAAGTCTTGTACGAGGTCTTGGTGGAACTCTAATCGGGGGTCAGATTTGATCTTTTTCTTGTAATCCGAAAGGTAATCTTTGGCGTCTTGAGAATACGAATAATCTGACATGGGGCTCGACATCTGTGTTCCTTAGCATTTATCCCCATTGTAAACTTTCTAATTTAGAATTTACAGCATATTTAGATCGCTCCAATCTCTTTAGATATTTTATCCATTAACATATCTTTAGTTTCCACGTCTTTACATTCTATGCCGATACTAGTTTTATCAGTGTAGGTGATGAATATCTGAAAAGCGATGTCTTCACTTTCTGTCATAGCGGCAAAAACGCCATGAATATAATCCAGAGAAACAATATAGCAGCCGAAGCGCATGTATTTTGGTCTTCCATCCATCAAAATTCCTTACATTTTAGATTGCATTTAGTCTTAGACGATAAGGGATAGCTACGCATCCTTCTTACCTGTGTGTTACCAAATTTGGTAGTTTTTGGGGGACAAACGCCTGGTAACGAGCGCTTCGCACCAGTCGCCCAAGTTAAAAGATCGTCTACCAAGTTGTTTAGAGGGGTCTTTTTTGCAGTTTTCATCAAATTACCATCCGTTTCTTTTCCAAAGACTATGGATCTTGGGATATTCCATTGTTATCTTTTTCCTCTATTATTCTTTTGTAATTAGTATCCCGTCTCTCTTTGTCTTCTAACAAATCTTCAAGCGTAAATGGGCTATCAATTAAATGCTCAATCAATTTTTTTTGTGACTCTTCAAGTAATTCTTTATATTCATATGCCATTTCAGGAGTGGCTTCAATAAATATAGTCAACCCTGTGGGATCTGGTCGCACTTTCCTTGCCTTGCGGTTCTTAAACCCGTGGAAGAGCTGCATGTACTCTGTAAAGCACTCATTACAAACAATAGACTTGGGCAAGAAATGGCAATATCGGGCGCCATGCTTAGACCGGCAGATCTCGCATTTGTACCTTAGTTCTTTCATTTTGGCTCCGCAAGGATCTCGTTCACTCTGTTTTGCCAATTTCCGGTCATCTTGTCAAACTTATCTTTTTGAAGGGGGGTCATCCACTCGGGAGCGTCTAGGGCTCGCCATTCTGGGACGCCTAGGCAGTGGATTCCGTCAAGTTCCTTTTCATGCATAGTCTTTTCTTGATAGCTGATGCCATCTGATGTCCAGCGGACCCAGACCTCGTCGTCTTGGTAGGGCCATTCTTCTTTTAGGGACTTCCAAATCACTCAAATATCTCCTTACAAATATGTTATGATAATTACCGTTATCATAACGAATCATTCCTCTTCCTTCAAAAACTCAAATTTCTGTCCGCACATATGCTGCACATTTTTTATCAGACCAATCGCCTCGGTCTTGGCAGCATCTTCAAGATGTGATTCGCTGACCATCGTACAGATCATAGCGGCGTGGAATCTTGCAAATGCCGAAAGTATCATGTTAAACGATTGACCTTCCATAACGGGCTGTAAAACTTTACCCATTTCGTCGACTAGATCGCAGATTTTCTGAAAAATCTCATCCGGCACATCATCGGCCTTGTAAAGGCGTATCATCTTAAGCTTTGTCATTATTTTTCTATCCTTATATATTGCACCATTTCAGCTTTTTCAATTAATTCAATTATTCCATGTCCAGTTTCATCGTCATTTTTAAGCCACATCTTATGTATCATTGGAAATCTATACAGATCTTGTAGAACAATGTTTTCATTAATTGTTTCACCCTCTTTTGCTTCAACATCATACTTTTTAGTAATCACTTGCTTATTGCCAGAGGGGAATTTAAAACGCATTTTTGCATTCCATATTCCTTCTTCATCTACCCAAATTATAGCCATAACGCCAGCGGCGTATTTTTGTGGCGTAGGGAAAGGAGATTGCATTTCTCTGTCTAATTCTTGATTATCGACTTCCGCAAACATAACACCTTTGTATTTGTTATTGGGATTCGTTAGGTCAAAAATTACTTCACTCTCGCTCATATTAAGCTCTGTCATTCTTTAAACCCTCCATAAATTGCTCCAACTGTTCTACAAAATTTACCACATTCATGCACTTCTCATAGTCTCCATGGAAAAACACAAAGCACACGCCGCTATGATGGTCGCCTGAAGAGATTTGTTTTCCCGATTCTTTGAAAGATAAGAGCGCCCTTTCTAGATTTTGCATACTTTCGGGCTGTTCGTCCTTCTCATACCATTCGCCACACGAGCATCTACCCATCAAGATATCAGAGCCGCATTTGTCGCATTTATCCATTATTCTTCCTTTGGAATAGCGTCCAGTTCATACCAATATAGCAGCTGGGCGGGCGGCAGTTCATTGCCATAGTCGTTTAGAAAACACATGCATTTCTTATAAACGCAGCGATCGACGTAATCTTGTTCCAGCGTCATTTTCTGCTTCCAAGTATAATATTCCACCCTTTTTATAGGATGTAAAGACGGCGCCCCGTCGCGACCTTCCTCATAAGTAATCAAAATAACAACGGGATAGAGGCCTTCTTTTTCAGGTTTTCTTTCCGCATATCTCACCCAAGCCATTCTTTTTCCTCATGTAAACTTCCTCATACTAACTTGTTCAACATTTGTTATCAAGTCGACCGTCTCAAATTGACAAGTAAATATTTTAATAGTATATATAGAAGTATCTCCCGCCAATTTTTAAGAGGTTTCTATGTGTAAAGATGATTCTATGCGGCACTGTTGTGAGTGCGCTCAAGGGCCCCAAGGCGTTCCTGGCTTACAAGGTGAACAAGGTATCCAAGGCGTTCCTGGAGCACAAGGTGCAATGGGACAACAAGGTATGCAGGGAGTTCAGGGATTACAAGGTATTCCTGGAAAAGATTGCGATGGACATCATGGACGGGATAATTGCTGCGGCCATTACGCCAACGTTTATGCGTCTGTTCCTTTAATAATTGGGCCTTATTCGACTGCTACTGACACTGTATTGTTTAACTCGCAAAATGCGGTATCAGTTGGAGATTTTGACCTCAGCTTGATGGGAGTTGATGGATCGATCAAGTTTTTAAGAGCCGGAGTTTATTCTATAGGTTGGCTGTTACAAGCTAGAATTACTCCTCCTATTCCTGATCCAGTACCATCTTGGTCCTTTGGTTTCTGGAACAATGGCATACTCATCCCTGGAACGGTTTACTCGGGATTTACCCAAGCTCCAGGCGACGACGCTTGCCATTCTAGCTCAGAAGCTATTGTAAAAATGGCTGTTGGGGATGTCCTAAAATTGAGAAACACATCAGTTTCCCCAGTTAGCTTGAACCCAGCGATCACGGGATCAGTTTTCCCGATCACGATTGCTTCGATCAACATCAAGCAAGTTGGCTAGATCTTAAAATCGGCGGATAGCTGATTTCCACGGGGCTTTTGAATCTGGCGAGAGATGAAAAGCTTCGTGGTTTCTGTATAACATGAATCTTTCAAAATGTCTATTGTGAATTGGTATCAATTGATACGAATTTATCTGCTCCTTTGCCAAGGGGGGAACACTCATCACACCAAGCCAAATATGCTTCTAGGCCCATACAGCCCATTCCAGCGGGCTTTCCGCATTTGCAGAGGACTTCTGTGCCATCGGCATAGTACATTTTGACTTGCTCGGGATTTGCAAATCTTACATTGCCGCAGGAGCCGTATTCTGCTTGCAATCGGGCATGGTTTTTCATCCTATTGACAGCATGGAAACCCAGTGCTTTAGCTCTGGGAGGAAATGCTGCTCCTGTGTTAAAATGTTAGATGTCTGCTTAGCCCACGACAAGACATTAAGCACATCGGGGCATACTGTATCTGCCGATGCAGTATCTGGCGTGAGACCCAAAAGAATTGGTCGATGTAAACCGTCGGGATATTGACCGCTTGTCGGTACAATAAATTGCTGATTGAAAACTAAGGTTGTGAAATCTCGGTCATATACATCTAGCATCAAAAAGCCTTCTGCTTCAGCTGAGGGTTGTTTACTATAACTCAACCCTTATCGGTTTATTGACTGGCTGATAACGCTCATTGACATGGGAGGCATTAACCAAGATCGTATCACACCAATCCATCTTAGTTTGACCATAGGCTTCATGGATATGACCCCAGACCCAGAGCTTAGGCTGTATGCGCTTGCTCACAAACGCAGCCATCAAAGACGAGCTGCCGACCTGTAGACCATCTGAAGTTCGATCTAAGACGCTAAAGGGGGGCGAATGGGTGACTAAAATATCAACATCGTCCGGTATCATAGCAAATTTCTCGGCAATCTGTTCCTCTGTATCGCTTGTAAAAGCCTTGCATTTTGGATTCATACCTTCGAAAGTTCTAGTCCAAGGACTGCCCCAGATCTTTAATCCCTGGAATTCCGTCCCCGAATCGCAGAGATAAGAAAGAGGCGCCCAATTCTCGAGATCTTTCATTCTTTTATGGACATATTCGTCGTGATTGCCGGCTATTACAATGATTTTGTCATAACCTGCGCCTTTAGCTAGACAAGATACTATTAGCCAGTGTCTGAGCTCTTCGAAGCCTTTTTCATTATCCCTGGTCGTTAGATCTCCAGCAACAATCAAAAGATCGCCGCCTTCTAGCTTGGGATAGTGGCCATGGAGGTCGGAGATGCAGTCGATGATCATTCTGTGGCCTTTTTAGCCTGTTCAGCGAGGGATTTTACTTCGCTTACCACGAATTCGTAGGTTTTGTAAGTTTCTTGAAAAATAAAAGATTCTTCTAAGAATTTAGAAAATTCTGGCATCCTTTTTAAAAAATCCTTTCTATGCCTTTCCATTGTTTTTCCCATCGAAGGAACGATATCCCCACTATGAGCGCAGTCAAAGCCTAAGAGATGTCTGTCGGCCGATGTTGGCATGGGATCTAATCCGCCGAATGTTATCCCGCCATGCACTTCAATGTCTTCAATATCGTCATAATCCTTTTCACGCCAAGGATGACCGTCTGGAAGAACTATATAGGCGCACCAATAGCCACCAAACATTAGAGGCGCTCTGCTCATCCTTCTACCCAAACACACAAATCCTTCGTGTTCGAACTCAAATTCATCCGGTTCATTGACCCAAGGGCCATCGCCCCAATGCTCTAGCTTAAGAGCCGGGGTTAGTTCTTCTGTGTATTGCATTTTGTTGATCCTTATCTAAAAGAGTTCGGGAAAGGGGGTGGTGGCGCGCTGGGAGCTGGGTAATTAGGCTCTGGCAAATTAGGATGAGGGATTATGTCCGGCGGCCAGAAAGAAGCGTTCAGCTGGCGGTATTCATATAGAATGGGGCTTTCTTCGTCCATTGAGCAATATCTAAGCGAACAGCCGACAATGCAGACAAGGCCAATCAAATAATATATTGTCGAACGGGTTTTCCAGACGTCTTCTGCGGTCATTTGGATTCCTTTAGGTTTTTTTCATCTTCCAAAGCATGTTCATAAAATTTGCTCGACAACGATATAAATTCTGAAAAACTAAATCCAGCACTAACGGCTATTTCACAAGCCGCGATGCATGAAGCGCTTACCACTTTAATAATTTCTGGTCTTTCTGGCGCTTCTTGAAAATGTTCTATGATAACTTCAAGAAGCTTAATTTTCAATTGATTGATATCATCAAAATCGTCTGGCGTAAATTCTTTTTGCATAAATACCTATGTGTTGGGGAATAGAGGTGTAGTTCCCGGCGGTACGGGAATACGGGGTGGCGCGCCAGTGGTGCTGGGAGTCTGGGATATTGGGCTCATGGGCGATCTAGGCACAGGGCTAGGGGGTATTTGCGTGGTGACCATTCCGGGGGGCATTAATCATCTCCATCGGGATCTACGGGCCTATTTGAGACATTCATTCCCTTAAATATCTCTTCCAGTTTGTCCTTGACTATACAGGTATCAAATATCATCTTTTTGCATTTGAATTCCAAGTTTGCAACTGCATCGTCAATCTTGGACGTTTCATGGAAAGGATTAGTAAATGCTTGGGGGAATTTTCCTATATGATCGGCAATTATTTTAGGAAGTGATTGAATCTTTTTCAATAGTTCTAATTGGTCATCTAAAACTTCAATTTGGACTTTCATGAATTTTCCTTTAGTAGCATTTAACGATAGGATTTGGCAATCCATTTAATCTGGGCACCTGGTATGGCCAATACATATTGAAGGGGCCGTAATAGGGCGGCACAGATACCTTGACCATGCCCAATCCACCAGCCCCACCCGTTGCGCCTTGCGTTGCGCTGAAGGGGTATGGCCAAGGAAAGGGGCGTGGTCTTGGGGGTGCTGGGGTGGCTACACGGCCAATTCCAGCGAAGGGGTTGCCATTGCCACCAGCGGAGGTGATCTGGCTTGGTGGATTAGGGGGATTGACGCCTGCCATAGAGGAACCTGTTGACTTTCTCTTATCACTATACTACAATGCTTGTCTTTGTCAACAGAGGAAATGGGATGAGCTCGAGGAAATATTTTACCTTATCGGAAATGAAAACGATAGAGACGGAGTTGCGGGGCGGCAAAACTTGCTCTGTGATAGCGAAAATGCTAAATCGTTCAAAGGCTGGTATAGTGGGTGAGGTTAGAAAGGGAGGAGGACGAGAAAAATATAATGCAGAAACGAGGCATTTACAGGCATTTCGGGCGAAAACAAGTAGAACAGTAGGATTCAGCGAGAAGCAGAAGGCAACGATAATGCAGATGGTGCATGAAGGACGTCTACAAAACGACATTCGCTATAAGATAGGATGTTCTTACGAAAAGCTGAACAACTATCTGATAGAAAATGGGCTTAAGAAACAGGTTCCAGACGAAGTTACTCTTATGGAAAGGATGGACGCGCTGGAGATGCAGTTACAAATATTAACAGAACAGATCAAGGAGATCTTATGCAAAAAATAGACAGCACAACGGATTATTCGATATTTAAGAGGCACGAGAGCAATAGGACTTTAGATGCTTTTAACTTGAAGAGAATCGAGTTTTCCATCAAAACGAACAATATGCTGGCTTTGCGGCCTATATTGGTGGATGAGGAAATGAGGGTCATTGATGGCCAACACAGGTTAAAGGCCGCGGAAAACTTAGGTGTAGTCATCTATTATCAAGTAAACAAGAACTCTAAGACAGAGGACATCATCCTTTTGAACGCCAATCAAAAGAGATGGGGCATTGAGGACTATGTACTGTATTATTGTAACCAGGGAAATAAAGAATATATTAGATTAAAAAGATTTTGCGAAGAAAACAATATTAAAATGAACTCTCTATTTAGTATGTTTAGAGCCAGTGGCAAAATTTATCATAAAGTGAGATCTGGTGATTTTGTATTTAGTGATTATTTCGAAGAAACAGCGATCAAAGAAGCATTAGTGTTGATGGAAGAGGTAATGGATTGCATTTCTAGGTATAGATTATCAGATAATATTTTTACAAAAAGCGTCAAGTTTAAAGTTGGGTTAATGGCGTTTTTGTTAAATAGAGATTTAGATATGTCCGTCTTTTTAAAGAAATTGTCTATTAAGATATCGTCTTTAAAGCCCTGCGTTAACACTAATGACTATATCCTGATGTTCACGGACATCTACAACTGGAAGAACCGCGATCCGATTTAGGCGTTTGGCTTGGTTTGTGGGTGCAGAGTCTCTTGAATACGCGCCAAGAGACTTCGCCCGCAGTTAGATGGTATTGCTTGCGGAGTAGTTTTACTCGGGACCCTCTCATTTCAACTCCTTGCTAAAGGCCAATATCTCTTTCGCATCTAGCGAGACGTACTCGACGCCGTCATATTCCAGCAAAAGGCCTGCAAACTTGCGCGTGTACACATAATCGCCTACTTCCAGAGTGCCGCCTTCATTCGATTCGAAGATCGGTAGATCTGCTCCAATCGACTCAACGCGGCCTATCTGGAACTCCTTTTCTTCACGCGTGAGTAAAAGCAGGCCTTTCGGCTGGGGTTTTTCGACTATGCGGACTAGGATACGGTCACCGTAGGATTGGATCATTCTGGGGCCTTTGGTTGGGGGTTTTGGGTGTTTTTATAGGCCTCTTTCATCTTTTTTAGGCTCTCTAGGATTATGTGCGAGGCGTCTACGTACAAAAGATCGCCGTGCCTTTCATTCCAGGCGTCTTTTAGCCCGTTATGATCGCATTTGTAGGCGAGGAACTTGTGCCACGCCTCTTCGCCAAACGCCCAGAGGGCAAAGTCTTCATCGGTACAGTAAGTTAGGTGCTTCCGCATGAAGTCCTTTTTTTGCACGCTTGTGTGGACAATTAGGAATATTACGAGAATGGCGAAGAGAAAACTCATTTCGGCTCTTCTTTTGGTTGCGTGTTAACACTCTTTTCTAGCTTCAAGATCCGATCGCCGATCTTTAGATGCGAGTTGCATAGATCGGTGTGGGCCTTGGTGATTGCGTCCATATTGCCTTGGATGAAGGCCATTTCCGTTTGCATATCGGCGAGGGAGTGGCCTAGATTCGAATACCAGACTACCCTTTCTAGGCGATTATCGGCAAGGGCGTTGCGTTCTATCATGAAGGCAGCCATGCGGTCTTCTTCGGCGGTATTGCTACTCACTACTAGCGTCTTGACCATCTTGTGTCCTTTGTGCGTGTTTTTCTTTAAGGAATGAGACGAAATCGGGGCCGTCTTCAAAGACTTCCGTATTTATGTCTTCGAGCAATGGGAATAGCGCTAGGCAGCATTGGCAACGGTCTTCGGGGGATAGCATACTGTAGCAGACAAGGAAGAGCGTAACGAGGGCGCAGTAGGCTTCGCGGGAGTCTTGGGAGTGCATTTGCGAAAAGCCTTCTGTTCCGGTGAGAAGGAAGGCGTTTTTTAGGGCTTGGAGATCGGGGTTAGTCATTGGTGGCCTCGGGGAACAGTTGAACAACGCTTGTGACGTTACTTGAAGATGGGATTGTATTTGTTGTAGAGTCGTTCTGCTTCTTCATCATTGATAGACGTCTTGCCGCTGTCAATATGCATTTTTATCGCTATCGCGGCGTATCTTAACGCATCTGCGCCATGCGAATACTCGTCGTGTTTTGGCTTACTTTTGTAGATTCCGTGATTAACGTCAAACTCTTTTCTGTAATTTTCTATGCATCTAACGAGACGGCTACACTTCTCCTCGTCAATCCAGAATCGGGGGAATAGGCTACGGACAGCCTCTATCCCGTCTTCTAGCAGCATTTTAAGGGTGGGCAGAGTGACTAGCGAAACGCCTAGAGACGCCGCTACGTCTTTTGTAGAGAGGCCGGTGGAGAATTGGTGGTTTTCTATGTCATGGGGGCCAAAATAGGCTTCGTATATGTAGGGCTTCGACTTGATAACGCCTAAATAATGGGCTAGGCCTTCGCCGGAGTTTTCGTAGTAGTCGATTAGGTGAATCTCTTGGCCAGCCATTTGCCAAAAGACTATTGCGCAAGAGTCGAGGTACCCCGGGTCGAAGGCCACATAGACACGCGCGCTCTTGTCGTAGGGCACTTTGGCTATACGATCTTGCACACGGGCGTCACGGAGCCACTTGGCGTAGAATGTGCCTTCAATGGCGGACTCGAAGGCTTCGTTCGGGGTAGAGGGGTATTCGCGCTTCATGTCCTCTTTTTGGATGAGGGCGGTTTTGTAGTACCAAGCCATTTGCGCCCGGGTGAGATAGATCTTGTCCGATTCGAGCTTGTGGAAATAGTCTTGCATCTCGACGGGGATTGTGATAGTATCGTCTATCGAATAATCGGGACATTCGTGCCAAGGGAAGAAGTGGAAGCGATAATCAAGGCTCGTGAGGCGTTGTTTGGACAAATGATCCGCTTCAGCTTTTTTGCAGATATCATAGAAAAAGCCCTCTTTGCCCTCAGCGGTCGATTCGATGAAGGCGTATTGGCGGCTTCCCAAGGTATTCAGAGAGCCAGTAACGATCTCGCGCGCCTTATCTGGGAAATGGGCACAGATCTTGCCAAACTCACTGATATGGAGATATTGGAGTGTGCTACTACGCATCGACGTGCCTACGCGAAGGCTGGAGTGGTTATTAAAGACAAGCTCACGGGCACTATCGACGGCGGCAGAGCGGAGAGACTTGATTGCATCCGGCAGCTTATCGTAGGCGAACTTAATGCGCTTGAACAAGTGCTCAGCGTCTTCTCTGGTATGGGCTATGATACCGCAAGCGGTGCTTGGCTTGAAGAGACACGTGTCAAGGAAGAATATACAGATAAAGGTTGAGATGCCAAGTTGCCGCGCCTTTAGGATGACGTTGCGATACCATATATTACTATAGAGATCTCTTTGCTCCCCATTGAAGCGGAATATCACTTCACGCCCGTCTTTGTCGATAATGGTATAAAGATTATTTAGGCGCCAATGTGGGTCACCGAGGTGACGCTCAACTAGGGCTAGGTCACTCATCGCTAGCCTTGTACTTGTGAAAGAATATATCTACAAACGTTATTGCATTAATGGGACAGCTTTCTATTTCGTTTGTAAAGTAAGTTGCAATTAAGTTATATAAATCAGCGCGGGTTAATTCACACTTAATCTTGTCCATGCATTAATCGCTTAATGGATCTTTAGCGGACTTGCCAATGCGATCCAGGATGATACTCAAGGGGTTAGATGCATCGCCGCTGATTTCTTGTTTCTCCCTCCAGCCGGCTTTGTTGGCCAAGACGAATTTGATGAAGTTGCCGTCACCCTTTTTCGTAACTGCTAGAGTTACAAGCCTTTGCTCTTGCGCGCTGCGGGCTTTTTTAAGAGTTTCTCTAAACTCATTTGACTTTTCAGCGAATCTTTCCAGCATTTCGTAGCCTGTTAAGCCCCGTTCCACGATAAATGAACCCACGTAATAGTTCTCTGGATTGTCGATCCATTCTTCAAGCGCAAGCCGCTCAATCTCGATTAGTTCGTCCGTCCATACAATTGGGCGTCCGCCACGATTGCCCACTGCAAATTTATTGCCTAATGGCGCGCCTCTGCGTTTAGGTGCCTTTGCTCTAGTCTTAATCTCTTTCTTTGCCATAACTTAAGCGTAAACAATTCGTTTTAATCGCTCAAGCTAAATTAAATTAATCTTTACGCCTTGCGATTAATCCACGCATTTTGTACACTACTTTCATAGCAACCAATAACAACAAAATAAGAGTGCAATCATGAATGAACTTTTACACGAGATAGAAAGAAACGGGTTCTTATACCGCTTCTATGATGATAGCCAAGGATTCGACGGTTCCTTTGACCTAGGCGACGAAGCCGCTAACAAAGAATACACCGAAAGATTCTATCGAGAGGAGTTTTTTGCCTATTATGTTACCAAAAACGAAAAGTGCAAATGCTGCGATCAATGGAAAATGATAGACGATATAGGGCAAATTCACGCCCCGAACTTAGGCGAAGCATTCGATGTTGCGCTAGATTATATGGAATAGGGTAAGGGGCTAGTCCCCTTTTTTTAAATGTTAAGAAATTATTAAGATAAAGGAAAACGAAAATGGAAAAGTACCAAAGCTGGACAAATTGGGATACATGGAACGCCTATCTATGGTTAACAAACGATGTAGGGTCGTATCAACATGCACTAGAAGCTCCTAGCGCCAACGATCTAGAATCGGTATGGATAGCTTTTTTTGAAGGAAAAGACGGAATAACAACCTCTAAAGTTAATTTTGAAGAGATCTATAAATCATTAAAAGAATAAATAAGGAAAATTAAAATGAACAGTTTTGACATATACTCTATCCCCCAAGAATGTGTAACCCAAGTATGCACACGTGGATCAAACGATGAAATGGTATCTCTGTGGTTCGACATATTGAAACTAGACGCTGATATCAATCGCGACGAAGCGGAAGCCTATTGCCGGCAAAGTGCTGATATTCACCCATCTGAAACAAAAACCGATAGAGAATGGAAGGAAATGGCGTTTTGGCTTATGTGTTGGAATTTATTTGATGGCTGGGGAGAAGATGAATAACCATGAAAACTAAACCAGCAAAATCTCTATCCCCGGCTCAACAAGCTCAATTCGCGGAAGCGTTTTATGCGCATTGGCCAATTGGCTTAAGCGTCACCGATTGCGATACCCCCTGTCCATGGGGCGCGCCGTGGACTCATGGCTCAAGAGTAATCCTCAAAGGAAATACTATAGAGGATATGGCCAATAACTATTGGCAAGAGAACAAGAAAGAAATAATGGAATTAATTAGAGAGGAATAATAATGAGCAAAACAACAAAATACCAATTACTAAATGTCTTTATGTGGCTATGTGCAGATCTTGGAAAAAGCGTATGTCTGTCCCCCAAAGAACTATCTTCTCTAAAAAAAGCGATGGGTGATCAATGGAAAGCTCCGTGTCCCGTGGTTTCCTACATAGATATAGGTGGATGGTATCTCAATTACGCTGGCTGTTATGGCGGGTGGAATATCTCTCAAATAGAAACAGAAGGCGGCGGGAGAGGTTGCCCTTTTGGCTATAGTCGCTGTTCTGCTACAGTCCTCTACGACAAAATTTGCTTTGCCCGAGAAGTCTTGCGCCTATCCAAAACCCCCTAGCCCCTACCAAAACAGCCCCTTTCGCTTGGGCTTTTTCTTAGGGAGCAGTTTCGCCCTCTCCCTTTGCCTCTTAACCTTGCGCCGCGCGTCTTTTACCAGAGCACACGCGGCCTTCTCGCCTAATTTCATAACGTCAATTACCGTCTCAGCGGCTCCAATAGCTCCCAGCAATTCCGAATACATTCGGTTAAATTTAGAGCACATGAGCCTCATCTCTTCAATCATCGCCAAATTCGTAACGGCTTGGCCGCCCAGCTCGGTGACCGGGTATTCATTCTCATGTCTCATCTTGCCTCTTTGTAAAGTGAAGGATAAAATAATCGTCATCCGCTTGCTGGTACACATTATCAAGTAGCAGCCCATCCGCTTGATGATACTTGATGCAAGCCAAAATTTGCTGGAGGCCGCTTATCTTGAGCAAAATTTCGTGCTCATCGTCATATATGGAATGTTCCCATAAATCCAAAACAGCCCCTACAACATCCCTATTCCGCTTTTTCAGTGGGTTCGGTGTTAGATTGTCCTTCTTCCTCATTAATCTCTTCCCTCGCAATAACTTTGCATTGTTTCAGATTAATATATACGTCTTGCCCATTCACCGAAACATTTAGCCATTCTTCCTCATAATGAAGAGCGGTTTCTATTTTCTGATCTTCTATAGCATTTTCGCAGTCGACGTTCATATGATTGTCGCCAAAAACAAACTTCCAAACAACTTTCATCTTTATTCCCCTTTTAAATAGCTTAAGAAAGCTTTTCGCAATCCATCAATACTATCTTTATTATCCTCATAATAATTGAATAAGTTAATGTGAGCCCTTATTTGCATTCCCTTTTCTTCCATTAACCAGTCTTGCATATTCTTGATTTCCCAGAAAATCTCTTTTAGAATCGCTTCACTGGAAAAAACCATCCGAATATCGATTCCTCGTTCCTTCAACTCTTTTGCCAGAAATTTGTTAAATAGCTCCTGGCAATCCTTTTTCCTTGTGCGCTTTCTGTACTTATCGTACTTATGATTAATCCACTTGCTCATTATTTCTTTCCTTTTTTGCTTTTGGGAGCTTTCTTTTTCCCTTGACGCGCTTCACTATATGCGATAGCTAAACTCTGCTTTTGTGGCTTCCCCGCTTCGATTTCCCGCCTAACGTTCTCTGAGAACCCTTCTCGCGTTTTGGCTTTTTTTCCTTTGACAAGTGGCATAATCCCTCTTTTTTCTCTGGATGTAAATAAATGTTTATAAGCTTAACTGCCCCGTTTTCCCATACATAGTCTCGAATTATCCCGCCAAAGGTGTTCATCTGGTCGAAATCCTCTTGATCCAAGATCAGCTCAAAAAAATACTCCCCATCGACTTCCTCAAAGATCACTCGCATATATCGCCCCCCACCTTGCCCAGCTGCTCAATTGGAATAATCTTGATAACCGTTCTAGGCCGCTCGCCATACCTCTTGCGTATAATACAATCCGTCACTTGCGAATCATCTCTGTAAACAATCCCTTTCAATGCATTGGTGACCAAGTACGCCAAGTTGTCGAAATCGGGCTTTTTCGTTGGAAGCACCACCCCGTTTATCATTTGCGTTCTAAGCCTATTTGACGCGCTCTTAGGGATAGGCAAGTAAAACGTCAGATGCATCTCTACAGCGCCCTCTAGCGGGGTTTGCGGGGCATCTGGGAGTATCTGCCAACGCAGCCTTTCAGCATCCTTCTTAGACGGATTGTAAGCAATCCCCGTAGCACGGATGAATTGAGTCTGCTTTTGCGGAATAGGCGCTGAAAACACTTCGAATAAAAACATAATCTTTATTCGAAGGGATAGCGTTAAAATATAATTTTGGAAAGAAAAATCTTATACTATCTGTTTGTAAGACGCAAAGCCCTTAAGCTCTTTTTGATATAAATCGATAAGTTCTTTTTTAGAAATAACCCACCTGCCGCCCTTTTTGGAAGCGCGCAATTCCCCCAGCCGTAATAGATAGTAGAGATGAGCCGCCGGATATGGGCGCCTTAACATAGAGGACAATGTCTTGGCCGCGTGGGCAACGCTCCAGCGATCTTGATCGAGGTCTATAATTAGCTCCCCCTCGATCTTGCATTTATCGCGGTTATATTTATCTGCTCGGTATTCGTCGAGGTCTTGCTTAAGGATTACCCATTGCATCTGACCCTTAAACTTCTTTTGGACAGCCTTCAACTTTTTCTTTTTGATGGCTAAAAAGATCGCTTGGCGGCAAACGTGGGCGTACTTGGCCGCTTCAGTCAGGGAGGTGAACACTTCATCGTTTTTCATTGCCGCGAAGATCCTTTATCGTTACAAGGCCGTCTGATTCTTTTTGGATAACCTCAGCCGTTTTCTTGGATGGGCGCCTTCTACCGGCTAAATAGTGCCACATACAAGAACCGGTTAGATCGCAGCGGTCAGCAAATTCGCCAACGCCGATTCTATACTTTGTTAAGTATTCTTTTAAAGTCATATATTTTATTTGTTGTGTAAGTTTATAGAAGATTGTAGTAACGTTGTGAATATTTTTCAAGGAGAATCATGCTAACCCATAACGGAAAACCTTACGCCAGAGTGTCAGAAGTCCTTCAGCCATTCACCAATTTCGACGGAATCAGCCAAGAAACGCTCGAACGTAAGGCGGCGATTGGTACGCGTATTCATCAAGCAGTGCAAGACGATATCGAGGGGAACTTTCCAATCATTGTCCCTCAAGAACTCGGCTACTTCAATAGCTTCGAACAATGGCGAGCCGCAATGAACCCTGTGTTTGTTAAAACCGAAATGCGGCATTACTGCGAGAAAAAAATGCTCACTGGCTGCATTGACGCTCTCGTCAAATTGGAAGGCGAAGAAAAAGCTATCCTCGTCGATTGGAAGACCAGCGTTTCCGAGTCCCCCACTTGGGTCATGCAAGCTCATCTATATGGCTATCTCCTTACCGATGCCGGGGAAGAAATCGCGCCTCGATACCTGTTTGTGAAGTTGGACAAGTCCGGCAAAATGCCCAAGGTATTCGAATACAAATTTAACAGTAGTATGTTGAGCCGTTGTTTGCAAGCGGTTGACGACTTTTGGAAAAATGTTGCGATTAATTCTCAGTAAATGTAGACTACATTTAGTCTCAAACAAAACGGAGGACTAAAATGGATATTAGAACTACAAATAGATTTTTGAAACATTCGTTAGAACTAAGCGAAGAATTAATTGAATTTGTTGAAGGTTGTTTAAAAAGAATCTACAACGAAGACTCTATTCATGCTATTCGAATATTCAACGAGGATCTAGATTGCGCACAATATAATGGATGCCTACAACCTCTTTGCAGAATTGATAAACAGATTGAAGAAATAAAACTAAGAGAAATCGAAAGAGGCTAAAAAACAAAAATCCCCGCTAGACCGCCTAGCGGGGCAAAACGGAGTATCTATGCAATACAACATGAATATACAAGAGCTAGAAAATTATTTGAATAAAATTTTTGCTTTACAAATGAAGATAAACCATAAAGATTTGAGCCTGGCGCTTTTAGAATTTGAGATTCAACTAAATAAGCTTGGTCAGGCAGTCTCTAGAATGAAAGCTTTACAGATAGGAGACCCCTATGTTGGATGATTACCTAGAACCAGAAGAATCACGGCTACTATGCTTTGAAGAATACCTCGACTACATGGAAGAGTTAGAGGAACGCGAGCTAACCAGTGACGAGTTAGACGAGGCCCAAGACCTCTATGAAGCCCGTATGTTTGGCGAAAAGAACCGGAGATATTTAGCATGAGCGCAGAAGTAATAACCACCGAAGTGGACGAGTTCCTAATTGACCAAAGCGCGGTCGATTTGAAACAAAGGTTTACAGAAATCATCTACAACGCCGAAAGCGCCGAGATCACCCGCGAGGAGCACTTCCGCAAGTTCACGGCCCTCTACGCTGAGGCCAAAGACTGGGAACGCCGAATCGAATTCCTCCGCAAAGAGGCTAACGGGCCCGATCAAGACCGGATTAATGTCAGAAACGACAAGGCCCGAGAGATCTTAGGCCCGATCAAGCAAATCCAATCGATCGCCAAGCAAAAGTGCGCTGAATGGCAAAAGCTACTCGAGCAAAGGAAAAGCGACGAAGAGGCCAAGTTAAAGGCCGCAGCCGATTTGTTAGGCCTTGATGATGTGCCTTACGTCTTGCCAGTTGAGAAGACAACCCGAGGCGATGGGGCAATGATGGTCACTCGAACCGTTCGGAAATACCGAATAGTTGAGTTTGACAAGATCCCCGATAAGTATCTGCAACTCAATGAGGAGCTGGTACAGCGGGATATCAAGCTGGGGATTGGCTCGATTCCTGGTTTGGAATTTTATGATGAGCAAATTACGCAACTAAGATCACGTTAATTGTTAAGATTGTATGAGGAAATTATGAACTTTTTACCAGAAAATTATGAATATGCCGTTAAGCCAAAAGCCTACTGGAAGATGTCGGAGATGCAACAAGGCGACAATCGCTTTCGTATCGTCCAAAAGCCAATAGCGGGATGGATCGATTGGAAAGACAATAGACCCGTTCGCTATCCCCCAAAGAACCGGCCCGCCAAGCCCTTTGACCCAGAGAAAGAGGTCAAGTCGTTTTGGAGCTGCTATGTCTGGGACTATGCGCGCCGGGATCTATTCATCTTGGAAATCACCCAAGCCAGCATCATCAAGGCGCTGGTCAATCTCGCCAAAGATGAGGAATGGGGCGACTTCACCCTTTATGACCTTAAGCTAAGGAAAGAGGGCGCTGGGCAGATGACCAAGTATCTCTTGAGCCCGTTGCCTCCAAAGCCAATCGCCGAGGAAATTAAGCTGGCCCTCCAAATCCGGCCCGCCTATCTCGAAGCCCTATATATTGGCGGCGATCCCTGGGCAGAACCGCTAGAAGGTGCCCTAAAATCGATTAACGGGGGCGCAGAGCTACCTTCATATGTCTCCAGCCACCAAATCGATTCTAGGCCAAATAAAGGGCCTTCTAGCGCATTCCCCGAGAGAGGCGCATTAGACGAGCTGAAAGAAAGGCTCGAACTCGAGCGAGTGCCGATCAATCGGCTTGAAGAATGGGTAAAGGCTAGAGCGCAGACCAAAGGGGAAAGCGCCGAGGCCGTTATCCACTCTTGCTTGGAACCGGCGCTCTTTCCCAAGTTCGTCCATTCCTTTGTGAAATGGCTTGAGATCAAGCAGCCGATGCCAATCGCTGTTTAGTTATTATTCGGGTACAAAGGGTCTAGCGATGCCGGGCCCTTTTTCTTCTCCCACCATTCCCTGCGCTTCTGAGATGCCGCAGCCTTTTGCTCTGGCGTTCTGACGAAGGACGAGGTTTTCTTGGTCTCTTGCCCCGAGATCAGTCGATGGTTGATCTTGAAAAGATCGTCGTTTTGCGTGGCCATATAGTCCATCGTCCTGTCCAACTCACGCCATTTCTTGTGCAGCGCGTATAGGTGATAGGTATGTATAAAGCTGGTCGCCAGAATCAGAATGCAGATAAGTAGCTCCATTACGCCCTCACCAATTGTCTTTGTGCCGGGCGAGCGATCAACTGAGCAGGCGTGTAGACGTCTGGACGGAAGTCGAAAAAGATCTGTTGGATCGGATCGGCCTTTAATTGCTGTTCAGCAATCTGGCTCTTGACCCACTTCGTCCGGTGCGACCAGTCAAGGTAATTGACGTGATGCTCATCGATCAGCTCCTCCAAGAAATCGGCTCCCTTTTTGCTGAGAAAGCGGGTTTTGAGGCAACTTTTGATGAGCTGAAGCTCTGATTTGTAGTCGGTGCCAGCCATCTGGGCGTAATTTTCCAAGGCCGCGACTTTTTTTTTGTGCTGGAAAAAATCTTTGAATAGACTTTTTAGCTGTTCGGTTTTTTCGAATAAGTTTTCTCTATGCATAGAACCTCTAAATTGGGAGTAAATAACATAGACGAAGGGGACTTTGGAGTCAAGGGCGCTGAAGATTATTCTGGAAAGGAATTTTTGGGGGCATTAGACTGATATTAAAAAATAAGGGTCACGTGATGACCCTTATTAGGACTGGAGAACAACCACTTCTCCAAGTAGACTGATTAGAAACATCAGCTATCTTATCCAGAATGATATTTTCTGACAAGCTGAAAAGCAAGAAGAAAAGAATGTTCTCCAGTCCCTTAACCAAAAAAGGGTCACCATGGAAAATATTCAAGGCGCTTTCAAGCCAGATTACAAAGAAGATTCTAAATTTCGATACAGCGTAGTTCCTAACGATCTAGTAAGGGACGCCAGCGTTTCACCAGCCTGTAGATGGCTAGTGATTTACCTTTCCTCCAATTCTCCTAACTGGGAAGTAAAAGCCAAACAAATTGTTAATCATTGCAAAGGATTTTTGGGGCGAGATCAGGTATACGCTATCTTAAATGAGGCGATTGAAGCCGGCTATATCCAGAGGCAAGAGAGGATGGAAAAAGGACTTAAACGGGTCAGTTATCTCATTTCAACCGATAAGAAATTCAAAAAATGTTTACCACGTCCTGAAAATCAGGATGCGGAACGCCAGGGCACGGAACGCCAGGACAATAAAGAAGTACCATCTACTAAGAATTACCAAAAAGAAGAGAGTAACGAGCCTTTTTCTGTCGAAAAAGCTCTATCCGACTTCATTCTTGAGAAGATAAAGACTCAAAAAGAGAACTTCTCGGGAAAAGTCTCCCCTAAATGGCTCAAAGACTCCAAGAAGCTTCTTAGTATGAGAACCGCTGAGGAAATCCGGAAGGTTATAGACTGGGTGTTTGAAGACCCTTTCTGGTCAGGAGTAGTGATGAGTCCCGGAGGCCTCCTGAAGAATCTAGACAAGATAGAGTTTCAAATGCTTAGGAATCTAAAAGGGAAAGATAGCCCGCGTTCCGTCGTCGCTGAAAACCAAAAACTCGCCCAGCACGTCGCTGAAACCTACCTCGGGAACAAGGACATCGTCGTTGGATACAATTACATCGAATTCCGTCTCGGACGCATGGGCATGCCAGACCCACACATCCAATTCACCGAGAGTGGATTTGCTGAGCAGCTACAAACTAACCTGTACCGCCTAGGCCTCTCAATGCCACAAGTGATGAGCCAAAGACCCCAGCATAGTTAAGCTGGTTAAGGTCAAAAGAATCGCTTGTTGTTTGGGACTTGGTGGTATGTCCGTTAAAACGTTACAGGACGCGTTTAAACGGCCTAAATTTCGATTGTTGATGTTTAGAAGGCTAATATAGCCATTAAGGCTGCATCTCTTTGGATACGACATAAAGGGTGTTCTCCGCGATTTTGCAAAAGTTGGTGGAAGGATGGTTTTAACAATCGATGTTTGTTGTGTCGATGCCCTCCCGCGGTGAACGATTATAAGAAAAAGAGCCCTGACATTTCGATTCTAGCTGTATTGCCGAAGTTTGCATTTGTGAGGGCGTTATATCCCGAATTGCCGCTTTCATACAGACTACAAGCTCCCCCTACCATATTTTGGGTCGAGAGATAGATCCAAGTATACCCAGCATCCATGGTAATAGACGCCATTTGAGAAATCGGAACCGCCGTCTCGAAAGATGTAGTATTGAATGGGAAGCCGGTCAACTTGGCCGCTCCCGTAGAACTTCCTTTGCTGGATAAAAGCACCAAAACCGTAAAATAAAACACATTCCCAACAATTTGGTACCTTCCCAATTGATTTACGTATGTTACCCCAACAGAAGCGCCTCCAAAAGAGATGCCCGGAGTAAAAGTTGTGCCGGTATAAAATGCCTGATAGCTGGGATTTGCCGACCCACCATTGGATGTAAGGACGAATCCCGCCGTTCCCGGACTAATGCTGGTGATGCTATTCGAAGCGCCGCCGACTAGGGTCGCGTATTGCGTTACCACAATACCAACTCCCGGCACTGGCTGATAGCTTGGATTAACGCCAGCCCCATTGCTCGTAAGCACATTGCCCGACGTGCCGGGACCAACTCCCGCTATGCTGTTAGAGGCCGCGCCGACCAAAGTAGTGAATGGCGTCACCGTCACCCCCACCCCCGGCACCGCCTGAAAAGATGGATTGGCGCTCACCCCATTGCTCGCCAATACCAGCCCCGTAGTGCCAGGCGATACTGTAGCCAGCAAATTAGCGGACCCCGCTACCACGACCCCGTATTGCGTCACAGGCGATGCCGTAAAGGCGCTAGTGCCATTCCCGGTCAAAACGCCAGTCAGCGTATTGGTTCCAGATCCGCCCCCCGCCACTGGCAAAACGCCAAATGCGGGATCAGCGCTGGAACCGCCAGACACAAGCGCCTGACCTGTGGCACCTAAGCCAATGCTGGTCAAGTTGCCACTGTTATTGCCGATCTGCACGGCGTGATTGGAGGTGCCAGTTACGTCAAAAGTGATGTGGGCTCCAGATCCAGATAAGTTAGCGACGTTTTGGCCGTTGACAAAGGTGATAGTGCCGGCTGATGGCGATATGACATTGGCGGACCCGTCGGTTAGCGTCTGAAGACCAGTTGGCGGGGCCGCTTGAAAGCTGGGATCGGCCGATACGCCGTTGGAAGTAAGTACAAAACCCGCTGTGCTTGGGCTCACCGATACAATCGCATTAGAGGCCCCGCCAACAAGAACATCGTGTTGAGTGACAGTTATACCGACGCCCGGTACAGCTTGAAAAGAAGGGTCCGCGCTGACGCCATTAGACGCCAATACAAGGCCTGCAGTTGATGGGCTGACGGATGTGATAGAGTTCGCTGCACCACCAACAAGAACGTCATGCTGGGTCACCGTAACGCCAGCGCCAGGGATTGCTTGGAAGGAAGGGTCGGCAGATACTCCATTGCTTACCAGCGCTGTACCAGACGCGCCCGGTGATACATTGGTGATACCATTAGACGCTGCACCAATTAATACATCGTGGTTCGTCGTGGTGACGGCGTCAAAGGTACCGGTCCCGTTGTATCGAACTATCCCGGCTGTGTTTGCATTGATTATATTGCTCGTTACCATTAAACCACCGTCAAGTTACCAGCCCAATCGAGAGCCATAAATGTTGTATTCGCCACAGTACAAAGCAATCGGATTGTGTCATGTGCGGCTGTAGAAGAAACCGATCCCGATGTAGTTGTTGAGGTAAGATTGCCCACAATGATGTTCTGGCTGGTATTTTGTACTATCGTCCAGCCACCAGCTCCCATACCTGCTATCTCAACGATGTCCCCAAAATTGGCCGTTGCTGGTAGTGTGAAGGTAGTAAGCCCAGCGTTCTGGTTTACATATCCTTTTTGCACGGCAAGAGTCTGAGAGGTACCGGCAACTGCATTCCATGTTACGACTGTTGGGACGCTTTGGAAGGATGGATTGGCCCCAGCACCGTTAGACACCAAGATCTGGCCTGCAGAGCCATTTGATAGGCTTGCTAGGGCTCCTGCAGCACTTCCGACTTGTAATTGGTATTGGGTCGTCCCGGTCAGATTAAATGTGATATGGGATGCCGATTCACTAAGACTGGATACATTGTTGCCGTTGACCAAGGTGATGAGGCCGCCTGTCGGAACGACGGTATTTCCAGAGCCGTCAACTACTGAGTCTAAAGTTGAAGATCCGCCATTATTTCCAGCAAGCAGATATCCAGAGAACCAGGTGAAGTATGAGCCGGAATTGTCCCCATATACGTCGATTGTTTTTGTGCCATTGGAGATCTGAAGGGATACTTGAACGGTTTCGTTTGCGGCTAAAGCCAAGATCGCCGTCTGGGAGATCATGAGATAGCCAGCATTGTTTATCGGATAGGGATTGCCATAAAATCCAAAGGCTGTTGTACCAGCTGACGTTTCGATCTTAAAGCTGCATAAAGTATGAGCAGGATCTATATTGACGATCTGTATTCCAAAGCTAAAAACATAAATCTGCGTAGATGGAGCAGTGAAAAGCCCTGTTGTGTTGTCATAGGCTGATCCGACGTTTCCATCTAATGCATCAAAAATAATCGGTGTATAATCTGTGCCATCGCCTGTTACATTGCTTTGTGTTGATGACAGCCTTGCTAGAAATACAGGTGTTAAGACTGGCGGAGATACCGTGGATGCTACAGTGATGCTACCCGCGGCATTGGTGATGTTAATGCCAGACCCAGCGGTCAGATTTCCTAAGGTAAAAGTATTGTTATTCCCAATAAGGAGCTGGCCATTGGTCGGCAAATTTTGTTGATTCGTTCCTCCGTAGAAGATAGAGATAGGAGCTTTACCGATATATGCCATTATGTCCCCACAAAGTAGCCAGAGAATGAAGAAAGAGGAGATGCAGAACCTGCAATATCGACGTTAGGCGTTCCATTGCCACCGAATCCCGTAAACACTCCGATTGTGTCCCCAGACGTTAAGGGAACAAGGGCCGATCCAGTCATGTACTGATCGCCAGATTCAGCCAAATTAAAGCCATTAAAAAGAGTATATCCCCACTGAGCGCCCGCACCCGTTTGAAAGAAGAATTGTCCATATGTATTGGTAACTAAGATGCCCTGATAGGCAATATTCACATTGAGATACCAAATTCCCGTCTTGTTTGCTGTAAGAAGTCCTGTGGTGTTGTCATAAATCGATGAGTCATTTCTAAAAATCCCATCATAAATAACAGGGTAAAGAGTTCCGTCGCCCGTGACACCCGAAGCGGTCGCTGATAGATAAGCTCCAAAAGCCGTTAAAGCTCCACCACCTCCACCACCAGGGGCAAAAATAGGAGCGCTTCCGCTGCCTTGACTTGTAAGTACGTCCCCAGAATTCCCAGCGGCTGTGGCTGTAAGTCCCACGCCATTATCAAAAATAATCCCAACGCTCATTAGAAAGCCTCGTAGCTTGTGCCATTAAAGACAAAGTTAGTTGCTTGATAATCATCTTCAATTGTATAAGTAGCCGATCCATCTATTAAAACAACGCCGCCAACTGTAGTTACAGTTAGAGGATTAGCTATTGAATTGCCTGTTCTATCTTTAACTATGAACATTCGATAAGTAGTAGGACTATTAGGAAGTTGAATAACAACAGAACCGCCGGAGGTATTAACAGATATGAAATAATCGGTCAGGATAGCCACATAAGGCGAATGGGCGAAGTCGATGTTGGTGGAATTGTATTGAGTCAGAAACTGAGCTTGTGTCTCATAGATGGTTAGAGTATTCCCAGAGCCTATGGTGTAGATATTGCCAGCCGCAGACACGCCGCTTGCTGCTACGCCCGTTCCAACTACGTCAATTATACCTCCAGATGGCGTAGCGGTTCCGCTATTTCCATCTAGTTCTGTAACTGTGCCGGGAGGTGGCGGGCCTCCACCACTGTTGGTATAAAATTGGCTCATCTATCTATACCCCGCAATCTGGAGTTGAGTAGATGTAGAAGAAGTCTTTCCGTAAATTACTTGACCAGCTTTGCCGTTAAGTGTCCCTGGATCATGACCAGAATTAGCGTGATTGGTCTGGAAGTCGATAATCAGAGTCGCTCCAGCTGGCCAGAAATCATGCTTGTTGATCCCGTCGTAGCTGATATCAATGCCCACGCCCGATCCATTATAGATCTTCATGATCTTGATGCTGGATTCAAAGCCAGAGCCATTAAGCGCTTGATAGGAGCCCGATAAGCCGGCTGTATCGTAAGACACGCAAGGAATCGCTTGAAAGGCGTTTAAGTTAACACTCATTTTATTCCTATGCGTTTAGAACTAAAAAATCTATTTGGATATCAGCAGTCGTAGTGGTTGCGCCTGTGCCGTTTGTAACGACGATTGCAAGCGATCCAGAAGAAGCGGTTTTGCTCTTAATGCTGAGGGCTGATCCAGTAGTAGCTCCACTCATACTAATCAATACTTCAGTCGTAGATGCGGTGATCGAGGAATTGGTAATGGTCAGCGTTAAGTCAGCGGCTGCAGCAATAGACACAGATGTAAATGTCGCTCTGCCGGATCTTCCGTTAACTACTACTGGGCCTGACGCCGCACCCGAAGCTTGGGATGAAGTTAAAAGAATCCCTGTTCCAGTGGTGGATGCCACGAAATTTCCGTTTGTAGTAGTAATAGCGCCAAGAGTTGCCGTCAATGTCGTAGTGGCTGTTAGAGAGCCCGGCGCTGTGATTGCTGCGGGCAAGCTGAAGGTAATGGTGCTACCGGAGCCAGTGGATGTGATTTGGTTTGCTGTGCCTAAAAGATTGAAGTTACCCGCCGTTGGGCTGAGCGCTCCGCCTGATCCGCCTGTTAAGGTGGCTGCTAGCGCTGTGCCAGGAGTAATTGACCCGGTTATAGTTGACCCAGATCCCGCAAATGCGAGCGCTCCAGATCCGGTGATGGTGATATTTCCGGCTGTAGGAGATCTAGCGCCACCAGAATTTCCCGTTACTGTAGAGACTAGAGCCGTGCCAGGAGTAATGGAGCCTGTAAGCGTCGATCCAGACCCAGCAAAGGCCAGAGCCCCAGAGCCAATAACGTTGATATTTCCAGCTGACGGGCTGATTGCACCGCCTGAGTTACCCGTCAAAGAGTCGACCGGTCCGCTCACGCCACCTTGTTCTGCCCAAGTAGCCGTATTAGAAGCGACATTGACAAGGATATAGGCGTTTTTGCCCACTTCATCGATCCATTCTTGCCCAAGGGGATATTGATAGTCTGTTCCGCTAGGCGCTCTTTGTGCTATGATTGGAGGAGGGAAAACTTGTGTGAGAGGCTGCGGGAAACCATAGAGATTGTTGCTGGTCATGAAGTGACTCCTTGTCTTGCTAGTCTGTGTAAACTTTATTTTAAAGGATATGATGGGAAGTGTAAACTTTTATTTAGAATAAAAGATTCTTTGAGCTTGGGATTAATTTGCCCATAGAGTAGAATGGTGGGGAAAATAGGGGGAATGTATGGATTTTTCATTATTGATTACTATTTTAGGAACGGGCTTAGGGATAATAATTGCAATGGGCGCTTTGATCTTGACGCTTTTTCTGTGGAGTAGAGGAGAAGCCAATGCGGATAGAAGAGATATTGTGAATCTGATCATATCCATTAAAGAAGAAATGAAAGATTTTCATGTTACTCTTGAAAGGCAAGATGCAGAATTTAAAAACAGAATTTGTTTGATAGAAGAAAGGAATAAATAATGGATTGGATTAAAATAGGAGTTATAATTGCGGCAAATTTACTTTCTGCAGGCTGTCTAATGTATTGGAGCGGCAAAGAGGGAAGAGAGTTCCGTAAAAAATTGAAGGCTATGCGATGACCTGGATTCAAGTTTTAACTATCATCTTCTCTTGCTTTGGAGTTACGATGACTTTGTTTCTTTGGCTAAGGAAAGAAGCCAATGCGGATAGGAAGGAATTATCCAATGGGATATCCGAGTCAAAGAAGGAGTCCAGAGAATTTCATGGGAGACTATGTACTTTGGAAGAAAAGATTAAGAACTTAAATAAAGATTAGTATGACAATTATATTGGTTTTATTAGTAGTTGGTTTAATTATTGCATTTATAGATGAAATAATTGAAATATTTATTGGCTAGAAGATAGTTTGTCTGTCGCTTCTTTATATGCTTTTAGATTTTGACTGGAAATTGCATTTAATGCTGAATCAAAAGCTTCTCTTTTAGCTGGAGTGGAGAGATAATAACCATATCCCTTTCTAGCCCAATGAACGGGTTTTAAATAAAATCCTAGAGAAAATACCGAATTGAAGCTTTTGTATGTATCTGTGCTCATTCTTTTTATTGCTTCTTTGGCTTTCTTGAGATCTTTGGCAATTTGTACTATTTCCTTTGATCCTTGTTCACCGACAGCTATTTCTAATCTTTTTTGCATTTTAGGATTATCTGCAAACCTAGCAAGAGACGAACCGCTCATCTTTTCCCTTAGTATAGGCTCTAAAAGATTCAAGGTGTTTTGTCCTTTTTTAAATTGATCATATTCCTTGTTAAGATTGGAATATTCCTTAAACCAAGCCGAATCTTCTGGCAATGTATGTTGGATCGCTTCATCTATTTTCTTATTCATGTGCGTAAGGAAATCGGCATATTCTTGGCGCTTTCCTTCTAATAGTCTTTTTTCATAAATTGCGTTAAGCTTTCGGCCATTGGATCTTCTTATTTTCAATAAAGTAGCTAAATCAGACGGAACTCTTTGTAAAAACCCCTTCATTTCTGACAAAACTGATTTGGCATCTGCATGTGGTTCGGGTATCCCTCGGTATTTTGCTTTTGTCTCTGAAAGAAATTTGCTCAAAGGAGTAATATCAATATCCGGATTGAACTTTTCCGCCGCCTCTTTAAGTTTAGTAAAAGATTCTTGGTATCCCTTTTCAAAATCAAAACCTTCTTGGATTTTTATTGTAATTGGGGCGTGTTTTTCTAATCTTTGCTTAATCAGACCTTGAGCTTCTTTTTCTAAACCTTCAATAGTCCTAGCTTTTCTTCCCTTAGAAATTAAAGAAGCCTCTGGAGTTTTTGCTTCTACAGCTCTAGGCTTTGTCAAACCGCTTTCAAAAGTTTCTGCAATTTTTGTGCTTGGTTTGCCAGCAAATCCTTTTTCAGGCGCTCCTAAAGCCCCCCTTTCAGCAAGCATTTGATTATAAGAAGACGGGGCGCCAGGAGGAGGATTGCCAGGAAGAGGTGTTCGAGGGGCATTTTTAGCTTGTTTAATCGCGGCTTTTCCTTTTCCAAATTTAAGAAATGGCAATATATATTCTTCGATATCGGCAATATCTTGAGCACCCTGCTTGTATTCTTCAGGAAGATTTTCGGTGATATATGATTGAAGAGCTTCAGAAGGAGTGGGTTTTTTCTCTTGGCCAGGGATTTGCACCGCAGGATTAAATGCTTCTCCTAAATGTTCCAAACCTTGGATTCCTGCTACGCCTAATTCTTTTAATGCTAAAGAAGGGTATTCAGCAAATGCCTCCGCCGCTCGGCCCAACTTACCAAAATTATGGCTTACTTCTCGCTCGAAGCCTTGTTTGCGAGAAACGTACTGGAGTACATCTTTGGCTGAATGACCGCCTTCAATAGCTTCTGCAATTCTAGGATCGCTTTCTGATAAATACGAAGCAATAGCTTCATCTGAATGGCCGCCTTTGCGCGCTGCGGCTATATTTTTGGATATTTTTTGTTGAGATTGGTCTACTTGTGGCTTAATCAAAATAGCTCTCAATGGGTTTTATTTCTGTTTTCTTTATCTTATCGACTTCCTTATCAATAATCTTATCCAGCTTGGCCGAAGAAATTCCTGGCGGCAATCCAATAATTTCTCTCAAGGCATTAATGCGAGCTTTATTTTGAGCGTGCGTATTTTTTGTGCTAGGAGCAAATTGGTTTTTAACATCATTCCATTTCGCTTGATTCAAGACACCTTTATTGAAATGAGTATAGACTCTATCTGCTTCCCAAATACCTAATTTATCGAGTTCCTCTCTCTTTTCAGCCGTTTCTGTAAAAGGCAATTCTCCAAGAAGTTTGTTCTTTATATTATAATTTCCAACGTATTTAGAAGAAAGTTCTTCCAATCTGTCCAAGCCGGTTCCAATTTCTTTTTGTAGAACCTTTTTCTCGGCTTCTTCTTTATTAAGAGCCCCCCGAGTCTTTATCTCTTCTTTGGCCTGTGCCTCTTGCGTTCTCAAATGAGATTGAAGGAACGGCTCATATTTCTTCCTAGCCCCTTCGCTCAATTTGCCCCATTGCGTATAAAAATTCACAGGACTAACCTGACCGTCTTGCGTTTGAGACTGAAGTTGTGCCAAAATAGATTGATCCGACTTGTTTATGCCATGCTGCCTAATTGCCGTGCCTACGTGCCCAGCCGCCTGAGTAATATAAGGCGTCAATTGCTCTAGCGGCGTCTGTACGTACGGAAGAACTTGAACCATTATCTACCTCTCTTTTTGATTGGTGGCCTATCTGACCAGCCCACTTGCCCCGGGCGCGCTTGCGTCTGGCTACCCAGCTGAACACTATCACGCTTTCTCGATGCACTAGGCGAATTGGGCTCTGTCTTGTAGGACCGATTCCATTCATCGACCGTTTGTTGGGGTGCGGTGCCACCTCGGAATTGCCGCTGATTTACGACGTTCTTCTTACTCATTATCCGCCCCCAATAAAGCCACCCGCAGCCTGTCCGCCTGCGCCTAGAGC